CGTACAAACTCGCGCCTGGCAAGGCTGGAATGGGGAGTTACACGTCGGATTGGGCGCTGGACGCCATCGTGGAGAAGTTCTCCCGACCGCCTATCATGTACGCGGTGTGAGCATGAGGGGCAGAATCATCTCGCCGTTCGTCGCCGTGATCGGTCAGCTCGACACCGCTGCGGCCGCGGCCGAGTCGCCCGGCTACGACGCGATCTTCCGCGAGCCAGAGACCTCGATCGACGTCACCGGCAAGCGCTCGAAGGCGCGCCGCGAGCGTGTGATCCAGTGCCGGTGCCAGGTCGAGACCGGGACGTACGAGTTGCAGCAGATGACCCCGATGGGCAACGCGCCTGCGTCGTCGCTCACGCTCGTGTTCCACTACTGCGACCTGGAGGAAGCGGAGTTGCTCGTCGCCGGGAACCGGCCCACGATCAAGGTCAACGATCGGCTGATCAAGTTGCTTGTGGCGGAGACCGGCGACGTCGCGACGGACTTCGACAAGCTGCCGAACGGTGCGACGGCGGTGCCGGTCTACGTCACCGAGGCCACGCCGAGCGGATACGGGTTCGGCGGTCGTGTCAACCTGCTCGTGTGCAGGCTCGGCGACCGACCGCAGGCGCAACGGGGTCAGCAGTGACCTTCGGGATCGTGATGGGGCTGTTCCCGGTGGTGCTCATCGTGTGGATCGTGTGGGGACCGGGGCCGAGGGGGAGGTGACGTTACCATGTTCACCATGGTCACTTCGCTCCCGAGAGAAGCGCTTGCTGTTCGCCAGGTGGCGCGCGTCGGCTCATCTGTTGCGATGCAAGTCACGTTGAACGCGAGCGCGCCGGTGTTCATGAGGTGGTTCGAGCGGCGCGCCTCATGAGGTGGTTTGAGCGCCTCGCTTTCGATGCGGCAGAGCGGCACGGCTTCGCGCGCACCGACCCGCGCGTGTGGTGGACCGTATTCCGCGCGCTGGTGCGCTTCGCGCGCCGGTGACCGATGCCCGGCGTTCGTCTTTTCGGCGATTGGGACAAGCTGCCCGAGGTGCTCACCCTCGCGGCGCGGTTCCAGAAGTCCGTCGATCGGTCGCTCCTCAAAGAAGGCCATCATCTTCGCGGCCAGATCGTGACCGGCGTCGCGTCCGGAGCGCCGGGCGGCAAGCCGTTTGCGCCGCTCTCGCCCATCACACTCGCCATCCGCCGCGCGTCGGGCTTCGGCGGTGGCAAGCCGCTGAACGTGTCGGGCGCGCTACGCGGCTCGGTGGTGGTCGTCAAGCGCGGCGATGGCGTGTTCGTGGGGCTCCTGCGGCAAGGCGGCGCTCAGAAACTCGCCAACGTCGGCGCGATCCATGAGTTCGGAGCGACGTGGACGCAGCGCTGGACGGCGAGGAGTCGCCGGTGGTTCTTCGCGATGCTCAGGAAGGCGGGCGTACCTGCGTTGAGTGGACCTAGGCGCAAGGGCGGCGCCTTCCGGTCACAGACTGGCTCCGTGACCATCACCATCCCGGCGCGTCCGTTCATCGGCCCGGTGTGGGAGAAAGAGCGCGCCGGTATCGCCAAGCGGTTCTGGACGAACGTCGGGGAAGGGATGGGCGGAGACTTCGTTCAGCGCTGAGCCTGTGCATCACGTCGCAACTTCATCCGCTCTAACGCCCGCCACGCGCGGTCGATGCCGTCCACAAGGTCGCATAGGTCGAGCAGCGTGTCGGAGTCGATGGTGCCGTCCGGACGCGCCTCGCCACCGATCGCACGCAGCTCGCCGAGCGCTGACCATTCGACCGACTTGATCCGGGTCGCGGCTTGGACGCGGGCTCGTTCGCGCTGGGAAGGCATGCCTATATCCTAGCAGAAGAAGCATGACCATGCCCATCGTCACGTCTTGCACCCCGTACTCCGGCCATACGGGCGGACAGACCTTGATCGAGGTCTCAGGTGCGGGCTTCCAACTGCCCTACCCGCCTCCACCTACTGGACCCACGCCACTGCATCCGCTTCCGTCGATGGCCGTCACGGTGGGCGGTCTGCCTTGCCCGGCCGTGTGGGTCATCTCGTCGACGCTCCTGCGTGCGCTCACGCCGATCCACGACCCGAGCGGTACACCTGCGACCGACGCGGCGTCGGCTGTGCCGCCAAGCGACTTGGTGGTCCAGAACCTCGACGCGACCGGCGCGCCCATCCCAGGCGCGTCAGCTACCCTAGCCGCCTGCTACTCGTTCGTGCGCCCGGTGCTCGGGGCGGGCGTGCAGACGGTGGCGGAACTCGCAGTGAAGCAGCTCCTCACGGAACTTGCGCGCCAGGTCCACTCCAACGTGCAGTTCAACCCGCACACGGACTACGATCCGACCACGGGCGACGCGCTCAACGTCTGCGACTTCGCGACGCTGCCCGGCATTGCGTTGACGGGGCTCCGCCTGCAAGACTTGGGTGACGTCACGGGGCGCGACCAGCCCGAGATCGATCTCGGGGGTGGGCTCGTTGCCATCCGCCGGCAGCCCGTCGTTCGCGACGCGATCCTGACGTGCATCGGGGCGAGTGACTCGACGCGCGAGTTGATGTGGCTCGAGTTGAACGTCCGGATGTTCGCGCAGAAGACGATGACGCTGCTCGCGACGAATGCGGACGGCACGGCGCTGCTCGACAACACGGGGACGCAGGTCGCGTGGCAACTCGACTACCAGCCAGGCGAGTCGGTCACGTTTCACGACCGCACGGCCGGCGTCGAATGGTTCACGTCTGAGTTTGCGATCCGGCGCATCCAGGAGACCGACATGGCGGGGCTGCCGACGACGGGCACGCCCGGCGATGGGCTCGGGGTCCACGAGGCCACGGTCGAGATCGGCTATAAGGTCGGCGCTATCAAGGTGGGCACGCAGCAGGGTGTGACGTAAAAGGGTCTGGTCCACTCCCCGCGGGCTTACACGCACCTCCGTGCTGATGGTCTGCGGCCGAATCGCAGAAGGTAGTGCTTTTTGCATGGCACGCCGACCCTGTTCCGGCGGGAGGGCTCGAACCTCCGTCGTCCGGGCGACACCCGTCCGCTCTCCCTGTTGAGCTACACCGAAGCGCACGGCGAGTTGCGACCCCGCTGCTCGTCGCTGTGTGCGTGTCTGTATAACCTCGACCAGATACGTCGTCAACCAGTTCGCGCTCCGCCGGCTTCTTATACTCCCACACTGATGGCCATCATCCGCAACCTTACCAAGCGTCTCGACGCGTTCGATCTGCCCGCGCTGGGCACGGCCGACCACCGGGGCGGCGTGCATGCCCTCAACCCGGTCACGGGGCAGCGTGGGCTACATCCGCACGTGATGACGCTGCCCCTGTCTGTGACGCTCACCGCGTGCTCCAACCCGCGTTCGTCGATCGGTTCCGCTCTCGGCGACGGGTCGGCGCGAGAGGTGCCGGACGAGGTGCTGGACGATCCGGCCATCGTTTCCCGCGTCGCCGCCAAGACGCTTGCGGTTGTTCGTTCTCAGCCCACCACCCACACCGAGGTCTCCACGTGAGCGGTCCCTCCCGAGTCAACGCCACCCGAGCGGCGGCAGCGTCGCGTGCCATCGACACGACTCCGCCGACTGTCGTGGGTGCGGTCGGCATCACGCAGCGTGGCCCGTTCGCCGACACGCTGGTCACCTCCTACGCGGAGTACCAGCAGAACTTCGGCGGTCCGTCGCTCAACTCCGCCGACATGGACCTCGCTGTCTCTTGCTTCTTCACCGAGGGCGGCCAGGTGCTCCACATCGCGCGGGTAGTCCACTATACGGACCCCACCAACCCGGCATCGCGCACCTCGGCCCCGGCGTCGCTCGCCATGCTCACGGCGGCGCCCGCGGCTACGTCAGGCGTCGCGACCTCCGCCGCCGGTCCGTTCGCGCTGGCCAGCGGCGATCAACTCACGTTCAAGGTCGATGGTGGCAGCGTGGAGACGGTTACCTTCACCGGGACCGCCGCAAGCCGCCAGTCTGCAGCCGGAACCTTCGCGCTCGCGGACGGCGACACGCTCACGATGACCATCAACGGCGTGGTCTGTCCGACCATGACGTTCCACACGTCCATGTTCGTCTCCATCTCGGCCGCACTCCCCTCCGAGGTGGTCGCCGCGTTCAACGCCTACTTCGCCACGAATGGCATCGGTGCGGTCGCCACGGTCACCTCGTCGACCCATGTCACGATCACGAGTACGATCCTCGGCACGTCGAGCGGCGTGAACATCACCGGCGGCACGGCCAACGCCGGCATCCTCGCCTTCACCACCGGCAATATCGCGGGCACGGGCAATGTCGGAACCCTCGCGGCGGTACTCGCTTCCGAGGTGGTCACGGCGATCCTCGGGGTCATCACCGGCGGCACGGCGACGAGCGCCTCGTCCAAGGCCACCATCACCTCGAGCACCACCGGCGGCTCTTCGAGCGTGCAGGTCACGACCGCGGGCGCTGCGGGGGCGAAGCTGGGCTACGACAACGCGGTCCATACCGGCATCGCGGGCAGCGCGCAGAGCACGCTCGCGGTCGCCGGCAAGACCGACGGCAGCTACGCCAACTTCATCACGCTCCAAGTGGCTGCCGCATCGAACGGGGCGAGCGACCACTTCAACCTTTACGTCCTCTCTTCGGGCGTCATCGCCGAGCAGTTCTTCAACCTCTCGCTCAACCCGGGCGCGACGGACTATGCGCTAACCGTGGTCAACTCGGGGTACGGCACGCAGGTCGCGAGTAACCTCGTCGCGCTCACGGACGACCTGTCCACCGTACCGTCGCCTGGTAACCTTCCCGCCGTTGGCACGTTCGGGCCCATGACCGGCGGCTCGGACGGGCTCGCGTCGCTCGCCGACGCAGACTACCAGGGGGCGACGTCGACTTCGGGTGCGACCGGGATGCACCTCTTCGATCAGGTCGAGGATCTGGATGTGCTGATCGTGCCGGGCCGCGCGACGTCGGCGACCGCCAACGCGCAGATCACCTACTGCGAGGTGGTGCGCGGTGGCCTCTGCTTCACGATCCTGGACCCGCCGGCCGGGCTCAACATCGCAGCCGCGCGCATCTACTTCGGCACGACCGCAGCCGTCGAGGGGCTATCGCAGATGAGCGCCGCGTATTACCCGCGCATCCTCGTCGACAACCCCAACCCCGCGGTTTTCGGATCCACCACCACGCTCACGGCCGCGCCGTCCGGCGCGATCGCCGGGCTCTACGCTCGGCTCGACGCGAGCAAGGACGGTGGCGCATTCGAGCAGCCGGCCAGCATCGAGACGGGCAACCTGATTACGGCCCGCGGGCTGGAAGCTGGCACCGACGTGCGCGTTCCGACGAATCGAGGGCTCCTGTTCGACGATCGGGTGAACCCGATCATGAGCAAGACCGGGCAGCCGATCTTCGTGGACGGCGCTAGGACGCTCAGCGCGACGGGCCCGTTCTCGAGCGTCGGCGAGTCGCGCGGAGTGCTGTTCTTGCAGCACTCGATCATCGAGGCACTCGACCCGAAGCGGAACCAGAACAACCGCCCGCGGCTTCGCAACGAGATCAACATGTCGGTGAGCAACTTCATGCACCGGCTCACCACGAAGGATTGCTTCGCGACGAACGCGGACGCAACGGCATGGTTCTTCGACGTGGGCGACTCGATCAACCAGCCCGTGGACCAAGCGGCGGGGAACGTCAACGCGCGGCTCGGGGTCGCGACGTCGAAGCCCGCCGAGTTCATCAACGTCGTGGTGTCGCCGTTCGTGGTCGGATCGCTCAACAACGCGCTCGCGGCGGCGTAGTTCGGACCGCAGACCCATTACAGAGGAGAAGAACCAGTGCCCCCTCCCATCGTCGGTCAGCCGGTCAACTACTACCAGAAGTGGGATTTTGTGGTCGAGATCGACGGCACCCCCGCCGCCGGCTTCACCGAGGCGACCGGACTCGAGATCGATCAGAAGATCGCCATCCAGCGCGAGGGCGGCGTGCCCGGGATCGCGGACATCGCCTACACGTCGTACGACGTGAAGCCAATCACCCTGTCGCGCGGCGGGTCGAACGAGACCAGCCTCTACGACTGGTGGGAGTCGATTCGGAGCGGCGTGCAGGACAAGCGCAACGTGAGCGTCGTGCAGCAGAAGGGTGGCGTCGCCGTTCGTCGTACGAACTACACCCTCTGCGCGCTCACGTCCTACAAGGACGACGGGAACGACCGGAGCAAGGAAGAGGAGAACGTGATCGAGAGTATCACGTTGCAGCCCACGGAAGTGAAGCGCGTCCAGTTGTAGCCGACCGACCGACCGAGCGGGAGTTATACTCCCGCTCATGTTTACGATCGACTTCCCCAGCACCTTCAAGGCCGAGTTCCGCTGCATGCGCGGCGCCGAGTTGAGCGTCATGGCGAACCGCGCGGACGCGGCGTCCAGCGACGCCATCGCCGACCTGCTCCGCACGACCTGGGTCAAGACGCTCGACCCGGGGCCGTACTTGTTCGAGCTTACCGACGGTAAGCCATCGGTGCTCGGCGCGGACGGGGCGCTCCTGGCGGCGCCGCAGTTCGACAAGATGCTGGCCGGCGACCTCATCGTGGGCCTGCTCTGGCAGGCGGTCCAGAGCGTGCCGAACGGCCGTCTGTACAAGTTTCCGGTGCAGTGCGAGCGCGACCACCGCGACGCCGCCGGCAAGTCCACGAGGCAGTACGAGTGGAGCAT